TCCTTATTATCGCATTACTTGCATCAGCCGTTGGGAACACAATGGTGAAATTTCCAGAAGAAGAGGACTTGTCCGAACCAAAGTCTAATATACACACTGCGGGATCTCCACTCGCTGAGTCGTTATATATCAAAGCTCCTCTTGCGGTTATCGTAGCTGAGCCAAAAGTTAAATCCGAAAAATCTGTAAAAGCTGTAGTGCTTGACGTTGTAGGATCTACTCTAGTCAAAGATCCACCACCTGCGGTATAGTCCCCAGAATTGCTTACCTCATTACTAGCAGAGCTAGAATAAGCAGTCACCGTGGCATCCATGTCAGTGCTACTACCCCCTAGATTGTCATTTCCCGCTTGTGAGTTTGTAAACAAAGCTAACTTAAACGTATTGCCTCCACTATTTTTAAAATTGTGTACCCCTTCTAGTAATTCTTTTTTAAAAGAAGTGCACAATGCGTTACTACCAGTAAAAGCCATTATAATCTCCTTATGTGTTCTGCGAGCTTATCATACCCCGCATCTTTGATTGCATTGCAAACAGTTACTCTGTCTGATTGTATAGCCTCTTTCATGTAAAACGCTATAACTTTTTCTAAATGATCTTTGAACGCTCTCGCCTGGTCGCGTATAGCGGGAGGAGCATTGTCTCCCACTTCAACTATTTTATCCACACATCTCTTTGCCACCTCTTCTGGTGTAAATCCTCGATTGTCTGTAGTATGTATCTCAACAATCGGCTCTTTCTTCATCTCCATAAGCATTATGTTCTGGGCCTTTCTGGTAGTCCTCTTCTATACGCATCAGCATTTTCACGAGCTTCTCCGTACTCTTTCAATCGTAATAACGACTCTACAAAACGATCATTATACATTTTCATAACATCTGGCTCACCCTTCATAAACGTGTACGCTTCTATCAAGCTACCATATAGCATAGCAAAAGGAGCGTTAGTGCTTAACCAGGTGGTGCCAGAATCTTCTCCCGCAGTCAGACTATTAGGTCTGTAATAATAATGTAGCTCTACAGAGTACGCTTGATCGGGAGTGGGAGCTAAAATAAAATTATCTACATCAAAAATTGCATAGTATTGAGGTAATCCAGTAGTAGATGCGTTAGGATTATACTCCTCTATATAGTTTACGTCTTTTTGTAAGAGAAAGCTTTTGTTGCTTGAACTTGTAACGGACAAACTAAAAGACGCTAAGTAATCACTAGGGACAGCAAGGAATCTATTGCTAGACGTAGTTGATGCCGTTACGTTCTTTCTAAAGAACTCTAGATCAACCGTCTTAAATATACGCTCTTCTGCTCCTTTTATAAAATCAGACAAGTGATTAGTAAATGTAGTCTCCGTGTTTTCCGTATAATCTTGAATAGCTGTCTTTAATGTTGCAAATGTAAAGCTCATGATGTCGTCACCGTAACTGATCCAACACTGGCTGTCACCTCAAAAGAATCCATCTTAAATCCTATAATCCCATCTCCAAAGTTTGTATAAACAACAAAAGCCGTTGTTTCTTGAGCGGTGTCTGGACGTGATATTCTCAAAGCTTGAGGATCAGCAATAATTCTAGAGGGATCTAATTGCGGATGTTTTGCTTCATACTCATCTCTTCCAACTAGCGATCCGTTCCACTCCATACGCATGTCTCGTAACTTATAGCGAAAACCAGATCGATCTGATATCCCGTAAGCTCTCTTGTTTGATGCGTATCTAGGCATTATGTAGACCTCAAGTATTGAATGCTAGGCTGTAGTTTAAGAGATACTCGATCTTCATCTTCGTCTGCTGCTCTCTGAAACTCCTCTTCGTACACCACTTTCAAAAGCTGTGTTCTTTCGGGTGCTCTCTTTAACGAGATGTAATACGCTAGACCCGCAACCATACAAGGTAAAAACCTAAACGGAGCGTCTGTTGTATTCTGTAACGTGTCTGCATCTTGTATTCTGTTCACAAAATAATACACCAAAGTAAAATCAGATGAGTTTGGTGTGGGCCATAAGTTTATGGTTGGAGTTATCTGTCGATCATAAAAGAACTGACTAGGACGACCCGTTGAGGTCTTGTTAGGAATATTTAGGTACTCACTCCTAGATATTCTTGTTATGGAAAAGTCAGTGCTGTTAGAATCCCTAATTACCACGTCCAACAAATCTGTGAAGTTGCTAGTAAACGTATATGTGGCTGTTCCAGATGTAAGAGACTGTGTGGCTTGCGTTACAGTCCAAAGATTAAGACCTCTGTTTGCCCAATCAGCAAACATAAGATTCATAGATCGTCGTGCAGACTTAGCGTCATAACCAGTGCGAACCTCTAGTCCACACCGCTCATACGCCTCCTCTATGATCTCTGCTACGTCAAGATCAAAATCTCTTGAACTGGATGTTGCCATTACTCGTCCTCTTCATTCTTTGCGTACATATTATCAAAAATTTGATTTACGTCCAATACATAATCCAAGTCAGACTTTGAGTAGTGAATGTGCTGAGATGGCTTAAAATCTGGAGGACCTTCTCCTGTTTCAAACCAAGCGGGGTGCGTTACCCTTACACGATTGTTTGGTAAAGCTACTACATTACCCGTGTATTCCCCTTCTAATAACTGCAACACATGACTTTGTTTATGCTGTGCAGGATCATCCGCTATTTCACTATCCGTATAGTCTACGGTAAATAAATATTTTGCAGGATAAAAATCGCTTCCAACCTTTGCTAACCAGGGGCATGGAGTTGCCCTATTCAAAGTGTACACCGCGTGATGATGTGAGGCACAATCCCAAGGCTGTGCCATATATGTAGGCATAGGATCGGGCCATCCTTCAAAATCAAAGTCGCCCACCAAAGCCGTTATAGGCATTCTTGCCCACATCGCTCCTCCATGTACATTAGGTTGATCTTCATCCTCTGCTTCACAACCCGTGAAGATTACTTGAAAACTTAAACTTCTGTTCGGCATGGTTGTAACTGCAATCGCCATAGCGTGTAGAAATTCCCCATGATATTTTTCGTGATTGTGAGTATACTCTCTCCGCACCCAACACTTGAAGTGTGGGATGTTGCTTTGTAAATAAGCCATTCATTACTTCTTTTTCTTCTTTGTGACGGTAAAACCGTTTTTCTCTAACAACTTTTTAGCTGATGCGACGGTCATGGCTACACCACCGTTTTTCATTTTTTGCTTTACAGCACCACCCTTGCTTTTTTTAATAGTGCCGCCTTTGTATTTTTTAACCATTCCCATCTTTTTTCTTGGACTAATCATTTTGTTTTTCTCCTTCTTAATGATTGAACTCTTCTTGGTTTACCCGCAGGTTGACCAAGTCTCTTCTTCTGAGCTATCCGCTTTCTTTTTTCAGAAGCAGTCATCTCTGAAGCTGTTTTAGGGGTCTTTTTGCTTATTCTTTTAGAGGGTCTACAGTATGGAGTGCCCCTCTTCTCCCCTTTTTGTCTACCACACGCCTTACCCGTGCGAACATCTTTCCAGTCTTCTTTAAACCATCTTTTGAGAGCAAGTCCCTTTTTTGTCTTACGAACAGCCATTACGCCAACACAGTTTTCTTTCTCTTCTTGCCCTCAACCATACCACAGCCTCTAGCAATAATTATATTACCGCCATTCTTAAAACCCCTTGGCAAAGCTCTTTTCCTTGGCTGATCTGCCTCTATAGTTCCACCCATAGCTTTTTTCTTTGTAGACTTTCCGTAATTGGCTGCTCCAACTTTCCTACATTTTGCAATGGCACCAGAGGCATATGCTGAAGGGAAAACCCTATAGCGAGCTTTTACCTTGTGGTAACATGCATCCTTTTTACTTCCAGACTTTGACACTTGCTTCTCCATGTTTGATCGTCTTATTGTCATATGATGCACTCCTTCTGATAAAGTCTTCCCAAAGAGGCTTTAGCATTTCGTTGTTTTGCTCAATCTTCACGGACATGACCTCTGTCCTTTTATCTACCGAGATCAACGTAAATGCCATCCAAGACAAAACACCAAAGACTCCCATTGTGGTAACGCCTAATAATACTTCTTTCATCAACATCTCCACCGTCTTCTAGCTTGTCTCAAACGGCTATTTGGATCTTTTGCCGCTTTCGGAAACTTCTTCATTTGACCTGCACTTCTAGCACAGTAAGACTTACGTCTTGCTTTATCTTTGGCTGATAGATTTTTCTTCTTCGTAACAGCCGTTCTAAGTTTACTACCAGGGTTCTCTCTACGATATCGAGCCACACCTGCCTTAGTCATCCCCGCTCCCTTTTTAGTGGAGCGGAAATACTTTTTAGTTTTTGGTGGCTGTTTATCTCGCTTACGCTCAGCCATAGTTCTTACGCATAGCTAGTATGATTGTGTATGTGTCAGCACTTGTGTGACCCACAGTCGTAAACTGAATGTCTCCAGTTTTACCGCTACCCGCATTATTTGGTATCCCACCAAAATCTCTATAATCATGATGACCGCTTTGGTTCTCACCAAGTTGTATCGCCAGAACATCAGACGTAGCGTCAAATAGTATGTTTACTTTCATTCCAACACACTGCCACCAAATTTGTTCTATTGTTACACCTGTGCAAGTAGCTCCATCTGTGCCAGTAGCTAACCCACTAACGTCTACTTTAGTAACGGCACTTTCGCCCGTGCCATCACTTACATTAGTGAACTTCATTACGACCTTATTAGGACCATCAAGTATAGTTTGTGAGGTTACTGCATCAGCCATTTAGACCTCCCTTAATATACTGAGTATTCTAGCTCAACTGTAAATCTACCTGCCGTTGCATCTGCGTTTAAAGTAGTAGTCGTTCTTGCATATAAGAACGTATTTGCAATAGGTGCACTCACATTTGGTTCAAACACATGAAAGTTGCCTGCTGTGTTATTAAAGTTGATATCAATCTCAGTAACTGACGCTGCTGCTGAAACAGTTGGTGAAAACACGGTAACACCCGCTCCTACAATTTCAGTGCCCGATACGGCTGCGTTTGTTGCAGTACCAGAGGTAGCACTTAATGCTAGGTTTCCTACTAGTGTCTGACCCGCTGCTGTCGTGATTCCAATCACTGCCTTATGAATAAAGAATTTAGACGCTGTTACTAAATCATCAGGATGATCTGTATTTAAAGTCCCTAATTCTACTAAACAGTCATTGTCAGCGTATGCTGAGCTTGTGTCAGTTGACGCTAATGTTCCAACAAATGTTTGGATCTTTCGTGAACCTAGAGAAATAAGCTGCCCTGTTGAGTTTACTGAAAAACCAGTTTCAGTTATAGCACCAGTGGTGGTGCTTTTGTTGATGGTTTTAAACCCACCTTCAGACCTAACCGGTCCGCTAAAAGTTGTATTGCCCATGTCAATCTCCTTGTCTTGGCAAATGTCAGCCACATCATGTGACTGTCAAGGTTATTACAATAATACTAAATTACTTTTACACAAAAATAAAGGGCGATTTTACTCGCCCTTTAAAGTTGGGAGGAAGAACATGAAGCCTAGGCTCCAGGTGACCCGAACACACATCTAGGATCTGAGAAACCGAAGGAATATCTCTCACGAGCCTTATAACGCATGTTGCCTGTATCGAAGTCAGCCTCCATGTTAGTTGAAAGAGGTGTTCTCTCGAAATGTAGGAAACCTCTCGGTGTGTCAGTCATGATGAAGAAAGCATCAGTATCTGTTAGGAAGTCATTCACAGTGTAACCCTGTGGAAGCATTCCCATTGATCTGATAGCATTCACATCGTTGTCTGATGTTGCAGATCGTAGAACAGAAGACATTAGTCTTTCTGCTGTGAACTGTAGCTGTCGTGGAATGATCAACTTTGTACCACGCAGTGCTATTTTCAACCCACGCTCATCAACGAAACCTGCAATACTAATTAGGGCATCTTCAAGAGATGTCTCGTTTAAGTCTGCGGCAGTTGATGGTTCGTTTGAAAAAGTACCACCGTTGATTAAAGGATGATCAGTTGCACACAACTCTTTACCATCTCCACCAGTTACGGTTGAGTCAAAAGCATTGTTTAGTACAGCTGCAGCTTTAACCTGCTTTGTGTGAGCCATTGATCGTGCAAGTGCTCTTGTGTATCTCGCAGAGATTCGGTCATAGAGATTATCCTCTACGGCTTCCTCTGTGATTGCAAAAGCCAAAGCAATGGTTTCATGGTTGTATCGAGCAGTGAAAGACTCGTTTGCATCATCAAATGATACTCCTGAACCTTCTTGCTTGACTGGGGCAGCCCCAAAACCAGAAAGCATTACCTCTTCTTCAAATGCTCGATCTGAAGACTCGGTTGTGTAAATTTCAGAGTGTTGGTTCTCGTATCGACCATACTCCATACCAAAGAGGGCGTTTAAACCTGGTTCTAACTCTTTGGCTAACTGTGCTCTAGATATCGCCATAGTTATACCCCCTTATGAGATTGCTGCATCAGGATCTCCAACAGAACTGAAGAAGACATGATTATTGATTTTAACAATGTACTGGATACCTGCAGCACTGTGATCCTCATTCTCAACATCCTCTTGGATGCCTAAAATCAGTAAAGGATTTGACGGATCAGAATCCTCTGCTGTTGAGATATCAATCTGTGCAGTCGATATACCAGTGGTTGTGTTTCCGCTCGTGGCGTTCTCTATTTCAGCAGTCTTAAAGACATCAGCCTTTGCGGTAGCTCTATCAGTATTTGTACCATCGGAACAAATAATGTATCGCTGCATTGGGTTGTCGTATACGAAACCCTTGATGTCATGGTTAGTGTCTGCTGACCCAGAGCCGGGCCATGTATTGGAAAATTTTAATTTTTTTGTGGTGTTGTCAACATATTCACAACCGGCA